CGGCAGCCTGACTGACGTCAGCCTGAATAGTGCTAGTGCAAACTTACAATCGGCTGGCTATTATTTTTACAATTACGTCACTAGTATTAATATCCCTGAGAATACGCTGCAAATAGCCAACTATGCCTTCTACGGGTGCTCTAAAGTCACGAGCGTCACCATCCCCGACAGCGTCACCAGCATTGGGAATGACGCATTCTATAACTGCGACAGCCTGACGAGCATCACCATCCCCGACAGCATCACCAGTATCGGGGTGCGCGCATTCAGTGACTGCGGTGGCCTGACGAGCATCATCATCCCCAACAGCGTCACCAGCATCGGGTCTCAAGTATTCTCCAACTGCACTCTTTTAGCGACTGTTGATCTGTCTCTGCCTAAATATGTCATAGATGCAGCTACGTATATTTTCTTTGACACATCATCACCACTTATTTTAAATGTCCCAACTGGAACTGCTAGCTGGACAGCAGGAACTGGTCAGTCAATTGGCGGCAACACAAATGTAACTGTGAACTTAGTATAATGCACGACATTCTCTACAAATCAACCATTGGCACAGGGGGCTTTATCGCTACCATCGAACTGGGGCATATTAACGAACTTCTAGGACTAGTCGTGGGTTTTGCTACTCTAGTCTATATGTCTGCATCCGCAGTCAAGGTAATTAAAGAACTCCAGAAAAAGGATTAATATGACACCGGAACTATTAGCAATGCTGGGCGGGGGCGTAAGCGGCTTCGTAATGAAGATGATCGCACATCAGTCCGAGAATCAGGCTAGGCTCTTTGAGCGTATGATTCAGAAGCAGGTGGCAGCGGATGATTCGGCAGACCGGGCAGCAGGCCGGGGCGGTGTGTATATGCGGCGGCTTATCACAGCGGCTGTCATCTTCGCGATTGTACTGGCCCCCTTTATCTTCGCATTCACTGAAGTGGGTATCACCCTTCAATCGGAATCCAAGGGATTCCTAGGGCTATTTAAGCGTCTAGAGTGGTCCACTGTACAGGGTTTTGTTATCCTACCAGAGATCCGCCAAACTGCACTGGCAATTGTTGGTTTCTATTTTGGTAGTTCGCAGGTCAAATAAGTTATGGCTTTTACCAAAGCGCAAAGTGAAGCAATTGATGCTTACATTGAAGTTGGTTCTTATCGGGGTGCAGCCAGAAAGCTTGGCAAAGCTGAATCAACAATACGCAGCATAATAAAGAGACTGGAAAGACTAGGGCAAGTTCCTTGGAAGTCGGGGGCACCAACGCCAGCACATTTGAATGTCGGCAAGACAACGGTTCAATATGATGGTGCTGGCAATGTTATCCAGGAGTGGAGGAGACTCCACCCGAAAACACAGGCCATGCAGGATTTTGTGGATGGGCTGTGCGATCAAGTCAAAGGCTTGGGTAAAGCACCTGTAAGAAAGGCTAAAAAGACAGACACCGAGGATTTACTTTTTGAACTAGATATTTTCGATGCACACGTTGGTATGTACGCCGACGAAAAAGAAACCAAAGACGCTGACTACAACTGTGATATTGCAGCGGCCCGAATGGTACAGGCCGCCGAAGGTTTAGCCGCAAGAGCAAGACGGCCAGGAAAATGCGTCCTGGTATTCGGAGGTGACATGATGCACAGCGACAATCGAAGCAATCAGACAGAGGCCAGTGGGCACGTGCTCGACGTTGATACCCGGTACCATAGGGTGGTAGAGTATTTGATCCGTGCTTGCAGAGATGTTGTACAGGTTGCTGCCTCTATTGCCGCTGAGGTAGAGATTGTAGTGCTAGAGGGTAATCACTCTTGGCACTCCGAAGTGTGGCTTTCACGGGTTCTAGATGCCTATTACAGCCAATGCCCAAACATTAAGGTCAAATCTGATCCCTCCCCTAGGAAGCACATGGTGTTCGGCGACAATTTATTACTGTGGGCGCACGGCGACAGGATTGCGGCACAAAAGTGGCCCATGATTATTGCCGCTGAGTTTGCTAAGGAGTGGGGCCAAACCAAGTACCGACACCTTAAGATGGGCCACATACACCATAAGAAGACAATTGCACCAGTTATTGTTGACGAACAGTCGGGCCTGGTGGTTGAGTACCTAGAGGCATTATGTGCCACGGATGCATGGCACTCTGGAGCTGGCTTTGTTGGAAGCCAAAAAGGGGCAAGTGCGTTTGAGTATCACAAGACCGAAGGACTAACGACACGATATTTTAAATCTATATGAAATTAATTGCGCTCAATGGAGCTAAAACAGTTGGTAAAACAACAATCGCCAAGGCACTACAATTTCGAAGTAGAGATGTTAAAATTTTATCCTTTGCGACCCCTTTACGTGCAATGCTTAACGCAATAGGTGTTGAGGATCGATATTTGAATTTAGATAAAGAGGAGCCGGTCCCCGGTCTTGGAAAGTCAGCTAGGGACATGCTTTGCACTCTGGGCACTGAGTGGGGCCGAGGAATGGTCAATGAGTCAATTTGGCTTTGGGCTATGGGCAGACAAATTGACGAGCTGGTTTACAACTCCAAGAGACCAGATGATTTAATTATAGTCATAGATGATTGTAGGTTTCCAAATGAGGCCGACTGGGTTAAGTGTAGTGGGGGGAAGGTTGTTTGTTTGTTTCGGGACGGGATTGAATATACAAAAGGCCACGACAGTGAATTGCCACTGCCTGAGAATTTGATAGATTACAAACTTGATGCAGGTGACATTCAAAATTCTGTAAATATAATCCTTCCAATTTAACCTTTTATAGTTTAAACATCCTGTATGCCAAACGATGCCTACAGCGAAGCAATTAAAGAGGCTTATGCCTCCGCCCCAACAGACATAGTCATAATTGATACACTTGAGATAAGTCACCCCTCTTTACCTGGGGGGACTATGTGGTTATCAAAAACTCTGGTTGACTACACTTTAACACTTGAGGATGGAGTAACCAATCAGCTCTTCGGCGCAACTGGTTTTGAATTTAAACTGCCAGCGGCGGGGGAGAATGGTCTTCAGGAGCTAGACATTGTGATAGACAATGTTGATAGGCGTGTCAGTGAGTTCATGAATGCGGTAAAAGACTCAAAGGATCCCGTCAAGCTCACCTACCGACCGTACTTGTCCACAGATTTAACCGCACCACAGTTGGACCCCCCTTTGGTTCTGAATGTAACGGATGTCAAAGCAGACGTATTTAAAGTGACTGCAAGAGCGACATTCGCCGACCTTTTAAATAAGAAGCACCCACTACAGATGTACACCAGAGCGAGGTTTCCAAGCTTGGGGGGCTCATAGAGGAATGGACAAGCACTGGGCAATTGATTATATAGGTTTACCTTGGGTAGCCGGGGGAGTAGGACCTGATGAGTTTGATTGCTGGGGCCTAGTTATAGATGTTTACTCAAAATTCAAGGGTGTAGAACTACCCAGAATGGCTGGTGTTGATCGGAGGAACCCTGTGGACATCTATAAAGAGATATTAAAATACAGAAAATTAGAGTCTGTAACCAACATGGGGTTTTATGAAGTTACTCAACCACAAGAGTTTGACATAGCATTACTTGGCAGATCTAATAACTGCCATCATGTTGGGGTATTTACAGATGGCTCCGGTAGTGGTATTGTACATTGCGCTGAAGCTTCGGGGGTAGTATTTGAAACCAGGTCCCAACTTAAAATTGAAAGGTACAACAAAATATTCTATTACAGATATGGCCAAAGCGATACACATAACTAATCCCTTCTCGAAAAAAATCGAAACAATCTTTGATTTCGAGAAAAACGAGACCGTTTTGGATGCAGCTGCGAAGTTGTACGGGGATGGTAATGCTGACTTTGTAGTTCCAACAATTTGCATAATCGGTGACAAACCATTATTGAGAAAAGAGTGGGTGTCTTATATACCAGAGGACTCCGAGGTTGTAAGCTTTGTTGCAGTGACTGGAAATCCCGTTGTCTACATAATCATAGCCGTCGTTGTTTCTATTGCGGTCAGTTTGTTAATGGTTGTGACACCCCCCAAAATGGGGTCGATACCTGAACCTGACCCTGTGTTCACCCTACGGGGCCAAACTAATAAAGTAAAGCTGGGTGATCCAATTGAAGACCACTATGGTCGTGTCAGAATTTTCCCTTCATACGCCGCCATATCTTATAACAAGTACATAGACAATGAACAGTATCTGTATTCTTTGTTTTGTCTTGGTCAAGGCGAGTTCGAAATTGAGAATGTATTTGTTGAGGATACCAATATCAATAACTTTGACGATACTGAGTATGTAGTCTACGAGCCAGGTGAAACAGTTGATTTGTTTAGGGACAATGTTGAAACTTCTAACGAGGTTGCTGGGATTGAAATGTTTGGTCCCAATGAGCCTGAATATGACAGTTGGGTTGGACCCTTCGCCGCTGGTGGGCCACAAAGTTCATCTGACATCATTGAAGTTGATGTCATTATCCCACAGGGCCTAAACTATTCAAACGATGAGGGCGGGCTAGATAGCCGTACTGTAACTGCATCGTTTCAATATCGGCAAATTGATCAAAATGGTGACCCGGTTGGGAATTGGCTAGTATTAAGTGAGTTCTCAAAGACATTGAGAACTGTGACTCCACAAAGATACACCCTGACGAAGGTAGTACCTTCCGGCAGATATGAGGTTCGGGCCAGAAGAACTAATAACAAGGACACAAACTTCCGCGCAAACAATACTGTCAAGTGGGAGAGTCTCAGAGCTTTTTTGCCAAATGTTGGCAACTATGGTGACGTAACATTGTTGGCTATAAGAGCACGGGCTAGTAATAACTTTAATGATAGCTCAAGAAGCCAGATCAATTTGTTTGCAACTCGTAAACTGCCAATCTGGAACGGTGTACAATGGTCCAACCCTGTCGCAACTCGGTCAGCCGTTTGGGCCATGGCCAACATCTTTAGGTCAATCTATGGAGGCAACGTCACTGAAGATAAGTTCTTCGATCTTGATGATTTCCTTTTAAAGGATCAACAGCTTAACGCAGAAGGCAGAACTTTCGACTGGACCTTTGATACTAGAGGGACCGTCTGGGAGGATGCCGCAACGGTTTGTAGAGCTGTTCGTGGGAGGCCACTCTTAAGGGGCTCGATTATAACAATCGCTTTAGAGAGATCAAAAACAATACCAACGGCTGTTTTTGGCCCAAACAATATTGTAAGCGGCTCACTTGAATGGGACATAAAAATCTACAATCAGAACGAGTACGATGGTATCGAGGCGGAGTACGTTGATCCCATAACTTGGAAATCAGAAGTCCTGGTGTGTGCGTTGCCAGATTCTGGTGCGGATTACCTAGAGCCAATGAAGTTCCCTGGTATCACCAACAGGGACATTGCTTATCGCGAAGGTATGTACGAGGAAAGTAAGCGAAGGTACAATAGAGAGAATGTAACCTTCTCGACCGGACTTGAGGGTCACATACCAACTTGGGGTGACTTGATACTTGTTCAGCATGATTTACCAAAGTGGGGTCAAGGCGGCAGGTTGTTAGCTTTCCAGGGTTTAGTACTACAACTTGATAGTGAGGTTACCTTCACAACTGGTGAGGTGCACCAAGTGGTATTGAAAGATAAAACAGGTGCTGCCTCCGGGCCGCACATAGTAACAGAAGTAGTCGGTGACCCTTATAAAGTTGAGCTCCAAAGTCCTATAGACTTAAGCGTCTTTGATTTTTCTAGTACACATGAGCTACCAATCTTTGCATTTGGTGTGCAAAACCTTGAAGGCAAACTTTTAACCGTTGTTGATGTTTCAACCAATGGTGAAGAAGAAATCTCGATAACTGGGGTCAACTATGACTCTAGAGTTTTTTACTACGACACACAATCCCCTGCACCTCCGCTACCTGGCCCGAGTGTAATCGACTCATGGAGCCTTCCCAAGGTCAATGGCCTTGGCTACAGTTTAAGCAATGATGCAAGTCGTGTCACGATACTCTGGAACGCAATTCGATCCGCGAGATTGTTCATTGTCCAGTGGTCTGATAATGTAACAACATATATTGATTCGGTAGAGGTTACTGACAATACTCTCACATTGGATGTACCTTACACCCCAATGTATATCCGTGTAGCTGCCGTAACTGATTTAGGTCAAGGACCGTGGTCGGGTGTTACTTTGTCACAAAGTGCTACGGAGGCCGCAGTTCCAGTCCTCCCGTCCAATGTAAATGTTGTTTCTGGCTATGGCTCGTTGCAAGTATACTGGGATACCCAAGCTGGTGCAGACTTCTATGAAATTTCAGCTAAACCATTTGCAAATGATGCACCATCAGCAGATGCCATAAGTGAGATAAACAATTACTTACTAGTTGGGCTGGGTGGTAATGAACTAATATATTTCCGAGTTAGAGCCGTCAAAACACTAACAACTGGGACACTGCTTTATTCCGCTTGGTCAAACCCTGTTGAGGGTACGACTAATGTCGTTATAGGTCAAAATTACTACGGACCAACCGCACCACCAGACCCTGGTGGGGTTTCAGCGGAAGGTGCAATTTGGTTTGATACTGACGATGGTAATAGAATGTACCGTTGGAGCGGCTCCGCTTGGGTAGACGTTCAAAAAGTCTTGGAGGCGGATGACTTCGGTCTTGGTATCCGCCCAATTCAGATTGTATCAGCACTCCCAATACTGCCAGATAGTGATTACCCTGATGGCTCACAGGTAACTTTGACCACAGATGACTACAGACTGTACCGTAACAACGGTGGCACCTGGGACTACTCAGTAAATACAGAGCAGATCGACGATGACGCAATCACTTCGATTAAGATCGAAGATAATGCAGTTAGTGCCGGTAAGATCTTAGCTAATTCTGTAACTGCCGATAAGATTGCAGCTAATAGTATAACCGCATCAAAACTTACACTTGGTGGGACTACTGGTAACATTGTAGGAACCTCTAACCTGACCGATTATTCCTACTGGACTCTTAAACAGGGTACAAATTTAACTTTTGAAAACCCTTCCAATCCGGTTACTTGGAATTCTACTAAGATTGCCAAGTTGGGTGACAATGCAAATGTTATAGTTGTAGACGGCAAAACTTTCGAGGTTGAGCCAGGTGATGTAATAAGTGCAAGATACAAAGCATATATAAATTCCGGCACTGCGGGGACTGTATATATGGACATTAAGTACTCCCAGAATGAAGATTTCACTGGCACCTTATCGTACGGTTACTTCTCAAATGGGTATATCCCATATAATGTTCTTACAACTGTCGAAGGTAAAGCTCCACCAGTCCCCACCGGTTACAGATTTGCAAAAATCAGGATGGTCAAACTTAATAATGGCCCACTCCGTGCATACTTTGGGGACACATATTTTAAAAAAGCTATAGACACGCGCTTGATAGTAGACGGAGCTATTGAAGCTTCCCAAATTTCAGCGGGTGCAATCACCGCCGATGCGATAGGTACCAACGAGATTGTTGCTAGCCTGGCCAACTTGTCCCAGGCTGTGATTGATGACCTATCTGTTGGAAGTATATCTGCGGGTGA